AATCTTTAATTGTGCTCATTCATCATCCTCCTTATATCTAAATGTGTTAAAGCTTGTTCTGATCCTAATGCATCTATGCTAAATGTATTAAAAGATATACTAATTCTATCTTCATCCCCATGGTTTATAGGCACACTATGTTTTAGTGAAGATGGAAATAATATTAATTCACCTGGTTTACATGGCAGCATAAAAGATTCTGAGTTTACATGATTGTATTTTTCTGGGTCTAGTTTCATTGCATCTTGATTTGTTTTTGCAAATTGTATCGGTGGTAGTTTTTCGTTTATTTGAAAATACATTACACCAGATATAATACTATTTGGATGCACATGTTCATGATGTCTAGATCCTTTTGGATTTCTATTTGCCCAACACTGTGTAATTACTAATCTTTGTTTTGAATTTAAAACATTTGTCGTAAATTTATTTACAGACTCTCCTAAAAAATTTTTTATATTTTTTAATTTTTCTTGACGTAATAAATATGAATCATCTGATCTATAATTACCGTTACCTTTTTGTTGACGATAACTAAGAGTTTTCAAATATGCTAACTCTTCATCAATTGGTTCGTTGTATGGTACAATTAATAAAGGCGTTGGAAACAATTGCAATAATTCTTCTTTCATGTTGTAGGATAATACTATATTTTATTAAGCTTGTAAACCACCATGTGAGTCAGAACAACCTTGAACATATTGAATAGCTGATATTAAATCACCAAAATCTGCAGCATCACCAGTTGAAGCGATCGTTATAAAATCCATAGTATTTACATCAGGGGATGTACCCCCAGTAAATATACCTGAAGTTGAATTACCAAATCCAGCAAGTGTTGCCCTTGCAACAGTGAGATCTCCAAAATCACTTGCATCTCCTGTACTAGCTATAGTGACATAGTCTATTGTATTTAAATAGTATGGTGAGGATAAACTATTACCACCACCAAAAACTGCTCTTGTTGAACTTGAAACACCTGCTAATAAATTTCTAGCAACTGATAAATTACCAAAATCTGTTGCATTACTTGTTGATGCAATAGTTATGTAGTCCATTTCGTTTTTAGCTGAAGGGTGAACATCACCTCCAGCGATTATACCTCTTACTGAACTACCTGCACTTGCTGAATAAGATCTAGCAAGAACAAGATCACCAAAGTCTGTGGCGTTACCCGCGGTTGCCATTGTTACATAATCTATTGTGTTTGCTCTAGCAGGACTTGAAATATCAGCATCTTCACCTCCAGACACCACACCTCTGGTTACACTAGATAAGCCTGATGGTCCTTGTCTTCCTACTGTAAGGTCACCAAAATCAGCTGCATTTCCTTGAGAAGCATACTCAAAAGATTCTATTACATTACCTTCAGTAACATCACCCGCATAAAAACCTCTAGTTAAACTACCAAAACCAGCGCCACCATATACAGCCGCTAACAAATTTCCAAAATCAGATGTATTACCTTTTGTTGGTATATTAGTTAATTGTATTGTGTCTTGTTTAGCAGGGTTTATATAACCACCTAATGTAAAACCTCTCCCTGATCCAGGCATGTAGGTTACTGATGGACGTTGAAAAGTTTCTCCTGATAAACCACCATGGCCATTAGATACACTTTGACCTTGCGCACCTTGATGTCTAGCAACTGTAAGATCACCAAAGTCTACAGCATTTCCTAAAGTTGCAAACTGAAAAGAATCTATTACGTTACTATTAGCAGACCCTGTCCATCCTCCTGCAAAAACTATTTTTGTAGGATTAGACCCACAATTAATACCAGCTTCTCTAGCTTGAGTTAGGTTTCCAAAACTACTTGCATTTCCTCCTGTAACAAAATTAAATACATCACAAAGTGCAGTCGTGGCAGGCGCATTAGCGTGAGCTATGATTGCTCTCGTATCATTATTAGCAGCACCTCCTTGTCTCATAGCAACAGATAGATCGGCAAAATCTGTTCCATTACCTGCACTATCAAAAGTAAAATGTTCTATTGTGTTTGTTCTATCATTAGGGGATCCTGCATCACCTGCACAAAAGAAACCTCTAATAGGGCTTCCAAACCCAAGTTTACCTGCAGCAGCATTAGCTAAGTTTCCAAAATCAACAAATATTCCAGTTGTTGCATGATGAAATTGATCACACCTATCACTAAACTGAACTCCACCTGCATATAATCCTGTTGTATCGTTAGATGCTCCAGAACCTCCTCTATTTGCAGTTGAATCACCAAAATCTGCAGCATTACCTTGAGACATCATTGTTATATATTCACAATCAGCTGTTCCTCCAGCTGCGGGCTGTCTTCCACCTAAATTAATACCTCTTATTGAGTTGGCTGTTCCTCCAGCTTGCTGATCTGCTGTGATTAAATCACCAAAGTCCGTTGCATCACCTGCTGTTGTTATTGTTACAAAATCAATTACATTTGATTCACTAGGTGATACACCACCCATGAATACAGCACGATTCCCTAAAACTTCATTTTGTCTGTATAAATTATAGTAAGATTTTATGTTCCAAAGTTTTCCTGAATTAGACATTACTGTAACCCTCCGTGACCATTAG